AGGGTTCTTGGTCCAAGTAGATCCGTTTGGTCCAAATTGCCAATGATGAATTCCGAACCTGATATTAAACCATAAATTACTCATTGATTGACTCCAAAATGTTCTTTAACGTACCTAACAATTTCTGTAGGTTCTTCTGGACGAATTTTATGAATAGGGTTTTGCCATCCATTTTCTAATATAACCTTACAGCATTCTTCAATTAACCATTCCGCGTATTTTATCATTTCTTTTTCTGTATATAAATCTAATGGACCATCTTTATATTGATAATCAACCGTAAATGGATTTGGTAATTTTTCCTTTATCATTTCGTATCCTCGTTAACTTCAACGTACATATTCACATCATCCGGAATATTTTTCAACATGTCGTTATAAACGCCTGATGTAAATAAGCTCATACCGAAATTATCTTTATGACAATGATAAATGCTACCTGATTCATTATGGATTTCTAAGTAATCATCTTTATCAACAATTTCTGTGATACCGGAACTCAATCTGTAACTATCTCCGCCATAGAACCCGCCGTACCATGAAGCTAATACCTTTCTGATTCTGTATTCTGGAGTAGCAATATTAATGATAACCCATTTGTCAGGATAATATTCTTTCATCAAATTGACCTAATCGTCGTCATCATAAAAATCATCATTATAAAAGTCGTTTTGATTTCTTAGTAAATCGTCCCATTCGTCTTGGTCTGTAACGTATTCAATATCTAATTCTACTTCATTTGGATCGCTCATTGTATCTCCTTACTTTTATAATATCTATAAAGCCTAACGTAATAAGAAAACCTAACAGGCTCTTGTTTATGATTAGGCAAATTGCTAAACATCTCTGACATTTCCTTGTATATCAATTCCATCTCAGAATCACTCATTTTCTTTTATCCTTATCTGTTTTAGCCTTAACCGGTAACGGTTTCTTATCAACGCAGTTCTCATTTAGTTTAACGTATTTCCATTTTGAACATTGTTTATGTGTAGCAAAGAACACTTTCTGTTTGGCTTCAGCTTCTATCAATCGCTTAGATTTACACGTTTCAACTAGATTCATTGGGTCATTACATTTACCAGATGAATAAAACTTAGGAGCTTTATCCCATTTAGATTTAGGAATATCGTATTGAATTTCAGGATAAACCGTATCGTCCCCAAATACATTTCCAGTTAACAATAACAGTAATAATAGCTTTCTCATAGCTTTTTAGTGTAAATTTGATTGATGTCCCATGAAATTGTAATTGTTTCTTGGATAGGGCAAGTCCAAACGACATACCCAGATTCCTTTAACATTTTACATAAGGCTTGAATTGCTTCTGCATACATAATAGAATTAAAACTATCATAATCTAAATCGCAAGTCATTTTACCGGAATCAGCCGCTTTATTAATAGCAGATTCAATAGTAGGAATACACTTATCAAGTATAATTTTCATCTCTTGATCTTTTTGTTCTTGAACAATTCTAGATTTTTGGTTTGCTTCTTTAGCTGTAATCATACTTTATCCCATTTAATATGGATAGAATAACTATCGTTAGATCTAAACGAACTGACAACGTAACCTTGTTCCCTTAACACAGTTTGGACTGTAGATATCACACCATTTAAGTTTATATGTCCTAAACGTGAAATAGAAGAACTATAAGTTACTGTAACAGAATACTGGCATTTATCTATAGCGGCTTCAATTTGTTTTTGAATTTCAGTTAATTCCCTTTCGATATTTTTTTGCGTAATCCTAATTGCCGCCGCTTCTCTTGCCTTTGTTTTAGCATTTGCTTGTTTAGCTGTAATCATTGTTATTCCTTAATCCAAGAGTCAAATTCATCAAAATCATTAAACACAGGAACTTCAACTGTATCTGAATTAATAGCAATTACCATATCTTCTAAATCATAGTTGAAATCAGAATCTGGAATCAATTCCCATTCTAACCACATAAAGTTTTTTTCGCCTTTAGTTCTGACGTTCCAGATGCCATGTTCATCGAAGTAGTAATTAAATTCATCATCAAAATCTTCTTCTAGAAAAGTTTTGTAGTAAGAATCATAATCTTTAAAATGGTTGTAATAAGTATAAGAAAACTCATGTTTACATTCTTCTAACGTAGTTCCTAATGATAATAAATTACCAGCGAGAACTAGTTCCTCTGCTTTCTCTTGGGTATTATAGTTCTCAAACAACAATTTACCATTGCGTTTAATGTCACCATCCCAATGACAGAATATTTGAACAACAGAACCATCTTTACCAATAACAGCGATAGAAGAATTAGTAGACATAATACACTCCAAAAGATTAATATTTAAGTTACAGTCTATTATACTGATAAATTTTAAAAAGTAAAGACTTTTCTTAATTATTTTTTAAGAAAAATGGAGTGTCTCTGAGTTTCCATGAATGTAGATGGGTTTTACCTTCGGCGTAATAATTTCTATAAGATTGAAGGGAATCGCCTGCGATAATATATTCAGGAGACATCGCTGGAGTTGGTTCAGTAAAAAGTTTTGTTGAAATATTAAACGGAGTATATTGTAATTTATCAACCAAACCAATTCGTTCACATTTATGAATTTTACCGTATCTATAGGTGTATTCTTTACATAATTCTACAAGTAAAGAATGGAGCCACTTATAATTCTCAAACCCATAACGAGCCCAAACAGCAGAAGGATGATTTATATGAGTAGCAACGTATAAAATATCATCATACGAGTTAGCAAGTTTCCAAACTTTTTTATTACGACCAGAATCAGAAACAACCGCAGTTTCAACGCCATCAAGAACCCGATGAGCAGTAGATAATAACTGCGAATATTCAAGAATCATTTTAACAACATGTTTGTCCACATGATATTTGGCACAAACAGATTGGTCGTAATCAAGATAAAATATGTTCAAGAATTCTCCTTTGCCTATGAGTAAAAAGTAAAGATCTATCTTTACTAAATATTTTGTACAAAAAAAGCTACTCGCGATGTTACTAGCATCCAGTAGCACTAATCATTCCAACGATAAAAAGGATTCTATCATGACCAGCACAAGTATTTATACTCCCATCACACCTACATATCTCTACATCAAACAACACTCCATCACCAAAAAGAAATACTACGGTAAGACTTCAAATTTAGACCCATACACATACAATGGCTCAGGTGTCTATTGGACCAATCACATTAAAGTCCACGGTAAAGAACACATCGTTACTCTTTGGGTTTCTGACTTGTATTACGACACATCAATTGTAGAAGTAGCCTTAAAGTTTTCTGCTGATAACGACATAGTCAAATCAAAAGAATGGGCGAACATGGAACCAGAAAACGGGTTGAATGGGTGGGTTCCAGGCAGAAAACGTTCAGAAGAATCTAAAGTCAAAATGCGTAAGTCTAAATCACAAAATCGCAAACGTAAACCTTGTTCAGAAGAAACTAAAGCTAAAATGCGCAAACCTAAATCAGAAGAAACTAAACCCAGAACGCGCAAACCATGTTCAGAAGAAACTAAAGCAAAAAGACAAGGTAAAAAACGTGGCCCATACAAAAAATCAGGTAAACCACAAAAACCTCGCTCAAATAAAGGTAAACCTAAGTCAGAAGAACATAAAGCTAACATGCGTAAGCCTAAATCAGAAGAACATAAAGCCAAAATATCTGCCGGAAACAAAGGTAACCCACAACCACAAATTACATGCCCTCATTGCGGTAAAACTGGAGGAAATAGTAATATGAAACGATGGCATTTTGACAACTGTAAGTTGGCTTCGAAAGCCTAATGGCATAATAATAAAAAAACTAAAACCAAATAGCGCTTAAAAGTTTTTAGCCGCTTAACCTCAATTCACGCCCGACTATGCTATTATAAGCTCATTGAGACAAAAGTGATAAAAATTCGTATTCAGTAATTTTGTCATTTAATAATACATCTAAACAGCCTAACCGAGTCAACGCGGAAAACGTTCTTTTTAATTCATAGATATCTGTTTCGGTAGGTTCATCGCCTAATGTTAATATTTTAACATGTAATATGGTATAGGAAGAATGAAAGAAATTACTAACATACATTATATCTTTTTCTCTTTGGGTTAATTCTACAATGTCAAACAATTTTGTAAACTGGACATCTTTATCGGCAAACGGTTGATCCCATGAATTAGGGTTGTTCTGTTTGTAATATTGATTGGTTAATTCCATTGTTTGAGATTTGCTAGTTGGTTTCTCTAATGCTCCAACTAACCCTAATGCTACTTCGTATGCTGATTTCATAATACGCTCCTGATTGATTTACAGTTTATTATACTAGAATACTCTAAGAAGTAAAGAACTTTCTTTATCCGCTTAACCTTACTTAACGCCCGACTAGGCTATTATAAGAGTTTCTTAAGACAAAGTAAAGAGTTTTCTTAACCAACCTTAAATCTTATCCGCTAACCCTTAATTCACGCCCGACTAGGCTATTATAAGGATTTCTTTAAACAAAGTAAAGAACTTTCTTTTATCTAAATTTATCTCCCATTATATTCTACCCAACCCACTCTACAGGGTCACTCCCATATAATCTATCTCATCTATAACTCCTTGTTTTTATTAAAGTTTATTTTTAATTGTATTTTAGATATTTCTTTAATAATCAAGGAGTTATAAAAATATATAATAAAAACTGGATAAAATAGAGAATATGTTGAAGATAAAACATATTAAATAAGTTAACATGGTTAAGTGAGGAATAATTAATGGAAAACAACAACGGATACAACGGAAATAAGAGTTTAAAGAATATTGGATTATCGATACATTACGAGCCAGCGCAGATTGAAGAATATATTAAATGTAAGAAGGATCCTATTTACTTTATTAAAAATTACTGTAAAGTGGTTTCTTTAGATAAAGGGTTCGTCAATTTTAATTTGTATGAATATCAAGAACGATTCTTAAATACCGTTCATGATAATCGCAAAGTGGCTGGAATGTTAAGTCGACAAATGGGTAAGTGCGTTGGGAAAGATAGTATATACTGTATACGAAATAAAATCACTGGGGAAATATTAAATGTCACAGCAGAAGAGTTCCACAACATATGCGGTATTGACAAATGAAGCTATCAGACAAAATAGATAGAAAATTCGTAGAATCATTTGATGTTTCTAATTGGGAAGTGGAAACAGAAGAAGGATTCGTTGATATATTATCATCTAATAAAACAATAGAATATACCGTTTATCTAATTAAATTGGATAATGGATTAGAATTAAAATGCGCCGATACTCATATTTTAATTGATGAATGGTATAATGAAGTGTTCGCTAAAGATTCGTTAGGAATTAAAGTAAGAACAAAGTTGGGTAATAGTTTAGTGATATCTGTAGAGAATTTAGGTTATACTGAATCCATGTATGATTTATCTATTGATTCCAAACCCCATACGTTTTACGCTAATGATATATTGTCCCATAATACAACGACAGCCGCAGCATATCTTCTTTATTATGTGATATTCAATGATCATAAAACTGTAGCGATATTAGCGAATAAATCCGCCGCCGCCAGAGAGGTAATGAGCAGGGTTCAATTAATGTTTGAAGGATTACCTATATGGCTTCAGCAAGGAATTAAAACTTGGAACAAAGGCGATATTGAATTAGAAAATGGTTCTAAAATATTCACCGCAGCAACAACCAGTTCAGGTATCCGTGGTAAATCTGTTAACATGCTTTACATTGATGAGATATCTTCAATTGCTAATAACGTCGCTGAAGAATTCTTTACTTCAACTTATCCTGTTATTTCTGCTGGTAAAGACACTAAAATTTTAATGACATCTACTCCTATTGGTTTCAATTACTGGTGGAAAGTATGGAATGAAGCAGAAAACGGAATCAATGGATTTATACCATTTAAGGCTGAATGGTACGAACATCCAGATAGAGACGAAAAGTGGGCAAAAGAACAGAAAGGTATTCTAGGTGAAGTTAAATTCAATCAAGAGGTATTATGTCATTTCCTCGGATCGGCGAATACCCTAATTAATGGTTCTACTTTATCTCAAATGTCGCCTAAACCGTTTATCTATTCTACCCCAGATGGCTTAGATATCCTAGAGAAACCAGAACCTAATCATTTCTATACTATAACAGTAGATACATCAGAAGGTGTGGGCGGGGATTTTTCGGCATTTATTGTTATTGATATTACGAGCTACCCATTTAAATTGGTAGCAAAATACAAGAATAATAAAATCAGTCCAATGTTATACCCTAATGTAATTTATAAGGTTGCTGTGGAATATAATAACGCGCATATTTTAGTAGAGATAAACAAATCTCAGGAAGTTGCTTCTATACTGTACGATGAATACGAATACGAAAACATGATATCGGTTAAGAGAGGAACAAAGGGGCAGATTCCAGTTGACGGAGGGTATAGTAAAGGGATATTAGGAGTAACTACAGATAAGAAGGTTAAACGTCAGGGATGTTTGGCATTGAAATCTATAGTAGAGGAAAATAAACTATTAATATTTGATACAGATATAATATCAGAGTTTTCAACATTTATTGAGAAAGGAACATCTTATGCGGCAGATTCTGGGGCGCATGATGATTTGGTGATGTGTTTGATATTGTTCGCATGGTTATCTACCAGCGAATACTTTAAGGATATGACAAATATGGATACAAGAAAAGAGTTATATCAATCGCATATGGATATGATAGAAGCGAATATGTTACCGGTTGGTTGGTTAGATGACGGTTCTTCGTTTCCTCAATATATAAATTTTTAACATGATTACATTTACTCAATTTAAAGAATACTTAGAAGAATCAAGAAAGAACCCCGAAATGAATCCTAAGATATCCGCTTATGATGCATTGTTACCTTATAAAGACGATCCATCTATTTTCATTACATTCGCTAATGGTAAAGTAGGAATTAAACCGTTAGCCAGATATGATACTCCATTGGGGATATACGCTTATCCTCTTAAACAATCATGGAAATATTATAATGTTAAACAAACAAAATCTTTCGGTTCATTCCCTTACGGTCTACTCTATAACGATATATTCATATTGAGAAAGAAGTCTAATACAAAAGAATTAAATTTATCCATTTTATCTGAAAACGATTACATTAATTTAACTAATAAACTCTTATCCATACTAAAGAAAGACCCAAAGTATAAATCAGGAAAATCATCAGAAGCATTTAGCGAATTGTATAAAAAATGTACGAAATATGGATTTATAGGTATATTCCCTAAACATGGTTCTCATATAAACGTAGACGATTTTGAGTTTGATAACATTATAAAGGGTACGATTGAATACAATACAGCTATAACTGAATTAAAAAAATTAGAGACAATTTATCATACCGATTTTGATATCATTGATCAAGTCACTAGACAAATTAATTTATTTAAGAAATCCAATATAAGCTACGGAATGAAGTTTTATAATTTAACCGCGAATATTGTTAAATTCTATTACGAACCACATAAACAATTCACAACGACTAAAACAGACCTAAAACATACATTTACAACCGAAGACCATATTAAACGATGGAGGTCTCTATTTGTTGAGTTAGGATTTGATTTGGTAACAGATGATGGGGATTATATCATACATGATAATGAACCTTGTCAATCTTTTTTTGTTGATTCTACTAAATTTGAGATTGTAGGTTCGGTTAAGAATAAAGAATATAAAGATGTTAATTTAATTACAGATCCTGTAGAGGCTCTAGGGTATTTTAACTATAAAGTTGATTCTAAAGCCGTTAAATTAAATACACATGATATTTGGTATGTCAGAACCAATTATAAAGAGATTGCGGTAGATATAATCAGGGTATTAAATAACAAAGATAAGATTCTAAAGATAATATCTGACCATAAAAATAGGTAAAAGAAAGCCCAGTTCCTATTCGGTTCTGGGCTTTTATTTTATTCTTTATACGTTATAACTGAAAAATCATTTTGTTTTTCGACTACAATTGAATTGTTAAATCGTTCTCTATTGCCTTCATTATGAGAAATCGCAAATACAGAAATACCTTTCAAACTCTCTAATAATTTAAACGAACTTTCGCTACCTTCAAAATCTAGAGATCCGTCTAATATTTCGTCGAGGATAAGTAAATTCGTGTTAGCGGAATTCTTCAACTTAGCGATTTCTCTCCAAGCAAATAACAATGCCAAATCAATCCTAGATTTCTCGCCCTCTGAAAAATTATCATATGTCATTGTATCTCTATACCTAGACTTAATCACTTCATTAAACTGTTCGTCTAAATTAAAGTCGCAATAGAAATCCATCACAGCCAAATACTTATTAATCAAGTTATTCATCAAAGGCAAATATTCCCGAATAATAGCTGTCTTAATCCCGCCATCCTTCAACAATAATACCCCTACATCTTCTACACCTTTCTGATCGACTAATACTTTCTTTCTGTTGATTAATAATATCGCTTCATCTACTAGTACCTTTAAAGCAGACTTTTCCGTATCAATATTCTGAGTAGAATTAACCGATTCTGTCAATGATTCTTCTAACTTAACAACTCGAGCCTCAATTACGTTAATCTCAGAATTCATATTAGAAATATCATTAACCATAACGGAAATACTAGATTCTGTTTCAGATATACCGGTTAACCGTTTTTCGGTTTCTTGGTATTCTTTACCAGACTGGATGAACAATTCATTCATTTCCTTTTTACTAGAGTTCAACTCATCAATGACAGAACCAGAATGTGTATGAGGAATATTCTGTTGACAAGAAGGACAACTGGAATTTTCATTAAAGAATAATATAGATTTATCTAATGTATCAATCTCATGTTTGACTTTCCTCATGGTATTGTTCAATGATTTAAGTTTATCAGATAAACTACTCTTATCGACGACTAACAATTTTAATTCATTTAGATTGTCATTTATTACCGATATTTGTTCCCGACGTTCTTCAATTAGTTTTTTATCATAATTAATGTGTTCCTTAATAGAGTCAATCTCTGATTGTTTATTGGTCTCTAAATGGGAAATGATACGTTGCTGAGCCTCTACTTTACCTTTAGCGACTTTCAATGAAGTTTCGATGAACGCTAATTCCTCTTTAGTTCTTCCTATGCGTTCCTTCAGTAACTGATTCATTAAAGAGAATATCCGGATGTCCAGAATGTCCTCAATAATCTCCCTTCTTTGACTAGATGTCATTTTCATAAAAGGAGTAAACGTAGCCGAACCGAGAATAACAACCTGAGTAAATGTTTTCATATTCATTTTCAGGATTTGTTGTTCTAATACAACCTGATAATCTTTTACAGCAGAATCTTGATTGATTAGTTCATTGTTACGGTAGATTTCAAAGATGTTAGGTTTAATTCCACGAATGATTTTATAATCAACTCCGGCTTCTTCGAATTCAATTTCAACAACGCAGTTTTTCTGATTGATGCTATTGACTAGACCGCCTTTGCTGATGTTTCTAAATGGCTTACCGAATAAAGCAACAGTCAATGCGTCCAGGATGGTAGATTTTCCATAACCATTTTTCCCTACTATAAGAGTATGTTTTCCGCTATCTAGTCTGATTTCATTAAAATTGTTGCCAGTAGATAAGAAGTTCTTCCATTTAATTGTTTTGAAATTTAACATAAAACTCCTAAGTCAATGACATGTTAACTGCTTCTAGGAATAGGCTATTCATTAGATTCTTCACGCTATCCTTATCCATATCAGTATCTACGCTATCAACATAATCTAATAATATTTGTTTAGTGTCAGCCAGATCTATTTTCTCATCAATGTTGCCTTTATTAAACTCCGACATATCTTCAATGATTTTTATATCATAACAACCGGCGTTATATAATCTTTTCAAGAACGTATCGTAACCAAATAAATCTGCTTTGTTAACAATTACCAATTTAACATATTTTTCTGCTAATTGTTTTACATCAAATTTAGAATAATCATTAACCGAATCATCGTAATCTAGGCGTTCGAATATCGTATAAGGATTTTGGACAAATTTAGTTTTGCCTGTTTCTGTATCAAATATCCAGAACCCTTTAGCATCACCAAAATCTGACCAAGTCGAATCATAAGGCGTTCCTGTATAAAAGATATTCCCCGCATGAGATTTAGTATGATAATGACCAGAGAATACTAATTTATATTTTGAATAAGATTCAGAAGGATAACCATCATGAGCGTCTACTCCTTTATACATTTGGAATCCGCTGAACCCAAAATGTCCAGCGCAGTATTGGGATTTGGAGTTAGATACAAACTCAGATACTTCTTGTTGATTCTCAGAACAAACCCAAGGAATAAAATCAATATCAATGTTACTGAAATTCGCTTTAGTAGGTTTATCAAAAACGAATATATTACTGTATTCGCTTAACAATAATGAAGTAGAATTAACATTTAATGTTTCTCTGTAGTAAATATCATGATTACCAAGTAGAGTGTAAAATGTAATTCCATTAGACTTCATTGGATCAAAGATTACCCTTTTAGCTTCAAACAATGATAATAAATTGATAGATTTTCTGGCGTCAAATAAATCTCCTAATTGAATTACATTATCAATCTTATGTTTTTTTAAATAAGGGAATAAGACATCAGAGAAGAACTTTTCCTGATGTTTATGGAAATTGGTAGAGTTATTTCTGACTCCAATATGAACGTCGCCTAGAATGCATAATTTCATTTATTGATTCCGTTAGTTAAATCGAATACAATTTCTTTCCAATTTTTACTTAAATCATCAACATAAGCATTGATTAAAA